CATTAGCGAGCCTGATGCCGGTGACCCTGACGGGGGCAATGGCGGTGACCCTAACGATGACCCTAACGGTGACCCTAACGGTGGCAATGGCGGTGGCTCTGGTGGGTCCGACCCAAATACTAGCCAGTACGCCCTGAACCCCTTGGTCTATCAAGCATATGCGAATCTAGGGCTTCCTGTTCCCGGCAATGTCCCGCCGTATCGCCGCGTAAATATCCCGACAAGTCGATTCGTTGTTTAATGGCTGACACCCACGCTCTGTCTGGCTTATCGAAAGACAAGCTGACGGAATACGTCCGCCTTAAAGAAGCCCTTATGGGCATAGAGAGTAAGGACGAATGCAGAGAAAACTTTCTCTCGTTCGTGAAGAATGTTTGGCCGGATTTTATAATGGGCAAACATCATCAGATATATGCAGAGAAACTACAGCAAATTGCTGACGGCACCCTAAAGCGCCTCATAGTGAATATGCCGCCCCGGCACACTAAGTCAGAGTTTGCTAGCTACCTATTCCCGTCATTTATGATTGGCCGGAATCCAAAGTTAAAGATTATCCAGACAACGCATACGGCGGACCTCTCCGTGAGGTTTGGTCGCAAGGTTCGTAACCTTGTGGATACCAAGGAGTATAACTCCATCTTCCCAGAGGTCTTGATGCGGAGCGATAGTAAGGCTTCGGGTCGCTGGGATACCGACAGGGGCGGTGAGTATTACGCTGCGGGTATCGGCGGTGCAATCTCTGGTCGCGGCGCTGACCTTTTGATTATTGACGACCCCCACTCTGAGCAACACGCCATGAGCAGCACCGCTTTGGATGCGGCTTATGAATGGTACATCAGCGGCCCGCGTCAGCGTTTGCAACCTGGGGGTTCAATTGTTGTCGTTATGACACGCTGGGGTAGTAGGGATCTCACCTCTAGGCTCCTGAAAGATCAGCGCAACGACAAGGCAGATCAGTGGGATGTCGTTGAGTTCCCTGCAATTTTTCCAGAGACTAACAATCCTCTTTGGCCTGAATACTGGGAGATAGACGAGCTTGAGAAGGTAAAGGCTTCGCTTACTGCGGCTGCTTGGTCGGCACAGTGGATGCAAAATCCTTCAGCAGAGGAAAGTGCAATCCTAAAGAGAGATTATTGGCGTATATGGGAAAGAGAAAAGCCACCTGAGTGTGACTATATTCTTCAAAGTTACGACACTGCATTCTCCAAGAAAGCCAAGGCCGATTACAGCGCGTGTACAACGTGGGGGATATTTAATCACCCCGATGAAGGGCAGGGCATCATACTTCTTGATTCGTGGAAAGATCGGCTAGATTTCCCTGAGTTAAAGAAGCGAGCTTATGACGATTTTAAGCATTGGGAGCCAGACATGATCCTTATCGAAGCCAAGGCTTCGGGAACCCCACTAACCCACGAGCTTCGTAGGATGGGCCTTCCTGTTTCTAATTTCACCCCCAGCAGGGGGAATGATAAGATTACCCGCGCTCATGCTGCGGCGGCTACTTTCGAAAGTGGGCTCGTTTGGGCTCCGGAGACCCGTTTCGCGGAAGAGCTAATAGAGGAATGCGCTGCCTTTCCGGGCGGCGAAAGTGATGACTTGGTTGACAGCACAACTCAGGCTATCTTGAGGTTTCGTCAAGGTGGCTTCATTCGGCCTGAAAGCGACTATGAAATTGGGGACACGCCTTGGCGTGAAGCGAGAAGTTATTACTGATGGCTATTATTGAAAACGAAGAGACCCCAGAGAACCCTGTAGGGATGGCTGTCGAGGTTGAAGAGGAGGTTCTTCCGGAAGATATGATTTCGGAAGAGAACGAAGACGGCAGCATTTCCTTCTTTGTCGAGGAAGAGGCCAAAGAAGAGGAAGTTCCCTTCGACGCTAATCTTGCTGAATTTATAGATGAAACCTCGTTGGGAGCACTTTCCTCTAAACTTATAGGCGATGTTCGGGGCGACTTGGATAGTCGGTCTGACTGGGAGGAGACCTACAAGAGAGGCTTGGAGTCTCTTGGCATTAAATACGAAGACTTCCGCGATTTCCCTTTTGAGGGCGCAAGCAGCGTAACGCACCCCTTGTTGGCTGAGAGCGTTACTCAGTTTCAAGCTCAGGCTTACAAAGAACTCCTACCTTCCGGCGGACCTGTCCGCACTCAGATACTTGGCACGACCACCCCGGAAGTAGAGGCTCAGGCAGACCGTGTCTCTGAGTTTATGAACTATCAGATCACGGTAGAGATGAAAGAGTACGATCCTGAAACGGACATGATGCTTTTCTATCTCCCGTTGAGCGGCTCCGCTTTCAAGAAGGTGTATTACGACCGGTCACTAGACCGCCCTGTAAGCAAATTCTGCCCCGCTGAAGATATTATTGTCCCGTATGGAACTACAGACATTCAGACAGCGCAGAGAATTGCTCAGCGCGTCAGTATGCCGATGAATGAGTTGAAGAAACTTCAGTTCATAGGGTTCTACCGTGACGTTGAGGTTCTTGCCTCTGACAACGGAGTCTATGGAAGCTCTATCCGCGAACAAGAAGATGATCTTGAGGGCGTTCACCCAAGCTATAGCGACGACAACCTTACGGTCTACGAGCTTCACGCTTTTATTGACCTTCCTGACTTCCCTCACCGCGACGATGAAGGCGGTGAGACCGGGATTGCTCTGCCGTATATCGTCACAATAGACGATGGTTCGGGTAAAATTCTTAGTATTCGTAGGAATTACTACCCAGAAGACCCGTTCACTAAAATCGAATACTTTGTCCACTATAAGTTCTTGCCCGGACTTGGTTTTTACGGATTTGGTCTGCCCCACATGATCGGTGGGCTTGCCCGCGCATCAACCAGCATCCTTCGCCAGCTAATAGACGCGGGGACACTGGCTAACTTGCCGGGAGGATTTAAGCAGCGCGGTGTTCAACTCGCGGAAGAAGAGAATCCCATTAGGCCGGGAGAGTTTAGGGACATTGATGCGCCAGCGGGTCTTAGGGACGCGATCATGCCCCTCCCGTTCAAAGAGCCAAGCCCCACTCTTTTGCAGCTTCTTTCTTTGTTGGTTCAGGACGGACGTAGGTTTGTGTCACTTGCGGATCAAAACCTTAGCGACATGAACAACGAGACCCCCGTGGGGACCACTGTAGCTTTGATTGAGCGTGGCTCCCGCGTAATGTCTTCTATTCACAAGCGTTGCCATTACGCTCAGAAGCAAGAGTTTATTCTTCTTGCCGACATCCTGGGTCGCTACCTTCCGCCGGAGTACCCTTACAGCCTGGGTAACGTGAACCGTCTGATTAAGTCTGCCGACTTTGACGGTCGTGTCGATATCATTCCGGTTTCTGACCCCAATATTTTCAGTATGTCTCAGCGGATTGCTCTGGCGCAAAACCAACTACAATTGGTTCAAGCCAATCCACAAATCCACGGCGAGAAAGGCATTTACGAGGCTTATCGTCGAATGTACGAGGCGCTGAATGTAAGGAACATCGAGCAACTTCTTCCGCCACCTCCTCAGCCGCAGCCAAAAGATCCTGCAATCGAAAACAACGACTTTACTAGAGGTTTAGTGGGTCAGGCGTTCGAGGGGCAAAATCACGATGCTCACACTAAGGCTCATATGGCTCTTATGGTCCTCCCGGTAGTACAGGTTAACCCGACCATTGTTGCCAACGTCAATGCACACATCATGCAACATCTTGGTCTAAAGGCTCGCGAGATCGTGACCAGCACCATGATGGAGCAGGTGGTTCAACTTATGCAGTCTCAGGGTGGTGTTATTGCCCCGGAACAACAGGCTGCTCTTTCTAGTGAGATTGAAAATCGTATCGCTGAGGTTATAGCGACTATGACCGAGGGCTTTGCCCAATCTCAAGAGCCGGAAAACCAGAAAGATCCTTTGGTTGCAATTCGAGAGCAGGAAGTGGCTCTGGCCGCTCGGAAGCTAGACCTTGAGGGGGACAAGTTTAAACAGAAATCTTCCCTTGAAAGCTCTAAGGCTGCTGCCCAAAATATAGTGGACATTGCCCGCGTTGAGGCTCAAAACAGAGCAATTACTGAACGAAGCTCAATCGCAAGAGAGCGTATTGCTGCAAATCTAATCGGCAAAATTGGTCGCCGTTGATATAGGAGTTAGAGATGAATAACACCGGTTTGAAGGGCACCATGCCCAAAAGTCCAAAGGGCGTTGACACCACAATGAAGGTTGAGCGTCAGGGAGAAGTCCCGTACAGCCCGCCTCTCAATACAAAGGTTGGTCCTGCTCCTAAAACCGTTATGGCTCGTGGCCGGGGCGCTATGGAGCGCATCCTTCCCACCAAGATTGCGTAAGACCGATGATTATTGGTTTGCTCGGCAAGATGATCGGAGGCCCGATAGTCTCAAAGGTGTTTCAGACTGGCGTTCGGTATTTTGAGAAGCGCCAAGAGATCTCTGAGGCGAAGCATAACGCCCGGATGCAAGTAGAGGCTAAGAAGGCAACCGCTGATATCGACTGGGATCAGACTATGGCCCAGAACTCTGCAAAATCGTGGAAAGACGAGTTGTTGACGATTTGGGCGGTAGTTGTGATGTCTTTGGTGTTCCTCCCGTGGACCCAAGAATGGGCTCTCAATGGATTGAGGGGCTTGGAAGAAGCTCCCGATTGGTTCACTGTTTTAATTTTTACTGTTTTTGCAGCTAGCTTTGGCGTCAGGGACTTGATTAAAACCAAACTCGGCGGGAAGAAGTAACTAAATTGGTTACCAGCAATAAAGAAGAACTCCAGAAGACCATTGATGATGAAATCGGGTCTCTGAGAAAAGACTACTATGAGTGCCTTATCAGAGAGGCAGAACTCAAGATAAAGATTGTGGAGCTTGAGGAAAAAGTAGTCGAATTGTTAAGGCGCACAAGTATCCACTAGTTCGAACTACTTCTAGCGTCTTGACACAACTTTAGAAAAAAATATATAGAAATACAGTCCTAATACAGAGGCTGTAATGGATGCGATCCTACTCGCGGAGGGCCTTTATCGGTTCTTACGCAAAGAGCGCGACTCACAGGTTGATTACCTGTCTGCGGGTAACGCTAAGTCTTACGAGGCTTACCAGTGTGCTGTTGGCAAAATCAGAGCCTTCGAGCTTACTGAAGGTTTTATTAAAAAAGAATTCAAACAACTTGATGAAGAGGACGAGTAATGGCGGAAGCTGCCGTTAATATTAAGGAATCTGCTCCGGACGTTCACATTAATGATCCGGACGTTTCACCCCCCACAGGAAGCGCCTTAGACCGCCTACCCACTCCTACCGGTTGGAGGATGGTTGTCTGGCCCATCGTTCCTAAAAAGAAAACTGACGGGGGTATACTGCTTCCAGACTCCACGAGGGACAAAGAGGCTTACTCTTCTGTTTGCTCTAAAGTCCTCAAAATGGGCCCGCTTTGCTTTAAAGATCCTGAAAAGTTTGGCGAATCTGGGTCTTGGTGCGAGACAGGAGACTACGTCATTACTGCCCGGTATTCCGGCTCTCGCTTCAAAATTGATGGTGCAGAGCTAAGGATTATCAACGACGACGAAATCCTTGCTGTTGTGCAAGACCCCAATGACATCAAACACGCTTGAGGAACCCATGAGTTTAGCCAATCCCAACGATGATTCGGAAGATCAAGTCGAGGACGAAGAAGAGGTCAATCAGGTCGAAGAACAGGAAGGCCAGGACAAAGGCGATGAGGAGGGTGAACACGAGCAGTACAGCGCCCGAGTTCAGAAGCGAATAAACGAGCTTGTCGGTCGAGCTAAAAGCGCAGAAGAGCAGAACAATAGGCTCTCTCAGGAGAAAAACGATGCATACAATTATGCTCGCGGCCTTATGGCGGAACAGCAGCAATCGCAAAATCGCAATAAAACGTTGGAGCAGGGCTATGTTGCTGAGCTTAATCAGCGCCTTGGTGCGGAAGGGGCATCGCTAAAGGACCAGCTAAAGTCAGCTTATGAAGGCGGCGATTACGACAAGGTTGCAGAAGTAACGTCAATGATCGCGGAACTTGGTGCTCAGAAGGTTAAGGCGAAGTCCTTGAGCCCAGCCAACCGACCGCCCCCCAGTCAAGAAGCCCCCCAACAAATGCAACAACCCCAGCAGTCTCGGCCTGACCCACAGGCTCTTGATTGGGCAGGGCGAAATCCTTGGTTTGGTCGTGATTCAGTCATGACAGGAGCCGCTCAAGCTGTTGACCATGAGCTTGTTTCACGGGGGATAGATCCATCTTCTGAATTTTATTACCAAGAAATTGATCGGATTATGCGAGATGAGTTTCCGCATAAATTCGACAAATCCAGGCCCATGACTCAAAGCGTGGCTGGAGTAAACCGCAATCCAACTAACTCGAAGAACAAAAAAATTACGTTGACTGATAGCGAAAGGGGCGTTGCAAGACGCCTTGGCGTTAGCGACGAGCAATACATGAAAAGCAAGTCAGCCTTGCAGAGGAACGCATAATGGATCGTACACCTAGAGATGACAAAGCCAGAGATAAGAAGCCCCGTAGAAAGCCGTGGGCTCCAGCATCTTCTCTTGACTTACCAGAGCCGCCAGAGGGTTACAAATACAGGTGGATTCGTGAGTCTGTTATGGGATATGATGATAAGAACAATATGTATAAGAGAAAACGGGAAGGTTATGAGCCTTTACGGGCTGAAGAAGTCGCCGGTTTCGATGTACCGATTGTTGACGAAGGCAAGTACGCAGGGCTTGTTGGGAACGGCGGGTTGATCGCCCACAAAGTGCCTGTGGAAATCGCTGAAGAGCGGGACGAATACTTCCGTAAGCAGACGGACGGACAGATGGAAGCAGTCGATAACGACTGGATGCGCGACAGTGATTCGCGGATGCCTAAGCTATCTCCTGAGCGGAAAAGCTCAGTCTCTTTTGGCCGTGCTAGGTCAAATAACGAAGATTAACTTTCAAGTAGGAGGCCATAATGGCTAATCAGGACGCATCCTTCGGGTACATGCCTGTTGCGAAGACGGGCTCTAGCCCCGATTCCTCCGGTTATTCTGAGTATGGCATTTCTAGCGGTTATGCGACTGCAATTTATTCAGGTGATCCCGTCATTATGACGGCGTCTGGTGTTGTTGCTGTTGCTGCTGCTGGGAATCGTCTTCTCGGAGTGGCAGGTGGTTGCTCGTATACAGACCCTACCTCCGGAGAACCAACTTACTCCAACCAATATCCGGGCGGCGTTGCCGCTGCGGACATTAAAATTCAGGTCTACGACGACCCGAATCAACTGTTCAAGGTTCAGTCGGCAGGAACTGTCACTACCACGAACATCGGTAACAACGCAGATCTTGTGTATGCAACCGGAAATACTAAATCGGGTGTCTCCGCCGCAGAGCTTAGCGGCACGATGGCAGCGACGGGCGCACAGTTCCGGATTATCCGGGTGTCTAATGATCCCGAAAACAACACCACAGGTTCGGCAAATGCCAACGTGATTGTTCGTGTAGACGAGCATTTCTACGGCTCCGAAACTGGCGTGTAGGGGGAATGACAGATGGCTATTTCACGCGCTCAACTTGCTAAAGAACTGGAGCCGGGACTCGCGGCTCTTTTTGGAATGGAGTACGACCGCTACGATCAAGAACACGCCGAGATCTTCGAAACGGAGAGTTCGGATCGTGCTTTTGAAGAAGAGGTCATGCTCACTGGCTTTGCCACTGCACCGACCAAGGCAGAGGGCAGTTCGCTTACGTTCGACACTGCCACGGAAGCATACACTGCACGGTACTCACACGAGACCATTGCACTCGCTTTCGCTCTGACCGAAGAGGCCATGGAAGACAATCTTTATGATCGTCTTGGCGCTCGTTATACGAGAGCTTTGGCTCGCTCGATGTCTAACACCAAACAGGTGAAAGCATCGAACGTGCTTAACAACGGCTTCACTGTTGCTGGTGGGGATGGTGTTTCTCTTTTGAACACTGCTCACCCTCTGGCTTTTGGTGGCACCTTTGCTAACCGTCCGACAACTGATGCGGATCTGAATGAGACCTCTCTTGAGGACGCACTCATCAGCATCTCAACATTTGTTGACGAGCGGAACCTCAAGGTGGCCCTGCGCGGCATGAAACTAATCGTGCCTCCGCAGTTGGTCTTTGTGGCAGAACGTCTGTTGGAATCGCAGCTACGCCCAGGCACGGCTGATAACGATGTCAACGCCGTCCGGAGCACAGGTATGATTCCGGAAGGTTACACGGTCAACCACTTCCTGACCGACAGTGACGCTTGGTTTGTTAAGACCGATGCGCCCAACGGCTTTAAGAACTACCAGCGTTCACCTCTCCGCACTTCGATGGAGGGTGACTTCACGACTGGTAATGTTCGCTTCAAAGCCCGCGAGCGTTATAGCTTCGGTTACAGCGATCCTCGTTGTGTCTTTGGCACAACTGGTGCCTAATGTTACTGGGGGGCTTCGGCCCCCCTTTAACTTTCCGGGTTAACCCCACCCTGAGAGACTGTCCCGGCAGACGCTCACAAGACTTTCAGGGGAACCCTTTGTGAGGAGGTAATAATGGCAGTTCATTTCACAGGCCCGATTCTACACGCGGGCGTAAACACCAGCCGAAAATGGTTCAAGGACCTTCCGGCTTCGGTAAACCCTGACTATCTCATCACGATGGATGATTTTGCGGGTATTTCAGATCTTAATTGGACGGTTGTAAAAGACACTGGGGCTACGGCTGCTCTTGGCGCAGACGCTGAGAACGGAACCCTTGTCCTTACTTCAGCCAACACCACGGACAACGATGGCGCTTCTGTTCAAGGCAACGAGGTCTTCGCTGTCTCCACAGGTCGTGATATTTGGTTTGAAACCAAGTGCTTTGTCACGGATGCTGAAGGAAGCGCAATTGAGCTTTGCGTTGGCCTTACGGTCAATTTTGCGTCCAATCCTGAAAATATGCTTGCCGCAGCAGACCGCATTGTTTTTCAAGTGGACGACGGCGATCAAAACATTGACTGCATCACTGAAAAAGATGGAAACGCAACCACAACGGTAACAACCGTTGACATTGTCAGCGGCACTTATGTGACCCTTGGTTTCCGTGTTCAGGGCCCGTCCAGCGATGCTGGGTCTACGGGTAAGGTGGAGTTCTTTATTAACCGCAACTTGGTTGCAACCCACAGCAGCAACATTCCTGACGATGAGAATCTCACCGTTGGCGCAATGTCCCTCAGTGGAAGCGCAACCGGTCAGAAGTCATCTACGTTTGACTATCTGCTTGCTGTTCAGAACCGGTAGGGGATGATCAATGGCTCTTTCTCCCAAGAAAAAGTCTGACAAAGGGGGGGCTGAAAAAGCCCCTCCTAAGTCACCGACTAAGAAGAATGCTGCTGCAAAGAAAGACCTTCCTCCGGCTCACAGCGCGGAATACAAGGCTCTTGTCCTTCGCGGTGAAATTGAGGAGTAGATCATGGCTTACCAGTCATCCGATGTAAGGGCGGTATTTGCTGCCGCTGATGCCGTAGCTGCTGACCCAGACGGCCTCGCACAAAGCCAGACGCCCGGTGGCGCTGGGAATTTAACGCTAAACGGGGCTCTCACTAGTGGCGGTGTTGGTACTTTTGTTTCATCTCGTCAAATTACCATTACGAGTACTGGCAACATATCCAACCGCACATTTACAATTACGGGAACTGACGTTTCTGGAGCCGTCCTGGGTGTAGTGATTACCGGCCCAAATGCTGCGACGGTGACAACCTCAGCGCACTTCAGGACCATAACGCAAATTTCAATTAGTGGTGCTGCCGCTGCTGCGGTCACCGCTGGTATGAACGGTAACGCTATTGAGGTTATCACTACGGGCCGCGCCCGGATAAAAGGTGCCTTCATCGTTAACTCAGCGAATGCTGGAACTGTTTCCTTTGTTGACACAGCAACCCCGGATGCCACTTCGGCCACTGCTGATTTAATAACTGCGGCTACGCGGCTTAAACTTGGAACTGTCGCTAGTGCCACTGCTGAGCGTGACGTAACCATTCCCGGTGATGGTCTGGTCTTTATTAACAACGTCTATGTGTTTTACACGGCTGCGGCAGCGGTTCCGTGGACGAACATGACTGTATTCCTGGCTTAACGGAGAATAGCAATGAAGATGAAAAAGCCTAAAAGAATGATGGGTGGCGGTTCCGCTCGTAAGAACGCTGCAAAAATGATGAAGGGTGGCGGCTCTGCCCGTAAGAACGCCCCGAAAATGATGAAGGGTGGCGGCTCCGCTCGCAAAAACGCCCCGAAAATGATGAAACGCGGCGGTATTGCGGAGGCTGGTGACGCATTAATTGAGAGTTTAAAGAGAAAACCATCTAAAAAGCTAAAACTGGCTTCCGCCACAAAGCGCGAGATGCTTACTAAGCCACGAGGGGTTCGAAAAGCATTAATTCCCAAGCGAAGGAAAACGTAATAAATAATGGCTCTTTCAGGCTCAAAGGACTACACGCCATCAGTCTCTGATTTCGTCGAGGAGGCTTATGAGCGGTGTGGATTAGAAATCCGGGCTGGCTGGGACTCTCAGTCCGCCCGGAACTCTATCAACTATATGTTAGCCGATTGGGCAAATCGGGGTATTAACAATTGGACGGTAGATCAGGTCAGCCAGACCCTGGCTACCGGCATTTCAGAAATCCCTGCTGGGACCATTACGATCACCGTTACAGCTAGCGGGGCCTTTACCGTTGCTGAGACCATTACGGGAGGAACAAGCGGCGCTACCGCTAGCGTCCTCACAAAGCCCACCTCAACGACCATGGAGCTAACCGTACCCACAGGCACCTTTGTCGTATCGGAAACGATCACAGGGGGCACAAGCGGGGCTACAACGGCTGTTTCAGCAGCCCCCAGTCTAGTTGATACCCAAAATACGATTGATATTATTTCTGCTGTTATTCGCAGGAGTAGTAACGACATCACGATTGAAAGAATTGGTCGCTCTGAGTACCTTCAGATACCAAGCAAGACCACCACGGGTCGCCCAACTCAGTTCTTCCTCGACAAGCAGATAACCCCTGTTATCAAACTTTGGCAGACGCCTGATAACAGTACGGATATCTTAATTTACGACAGGCTTGTCCGAATGGACGACGCCGATGCGGCTCAGAACGACATGGGTGTGCCGTTTAGATTTTTTCCTGCATTTGCAGCAGGATTAGCGTACTATACGTCAATCAAGCGGGCTCCTGAGCGTATGACGGTTCTGAAAGCGCTGTACGAAGAGGAGCTTGTGAGGGCGATGGCAATGGATAGCGGTCGTCCGTCAATGTTCATCAACGCTGGGCGTAGTTAATAAAAAATGGATGATTCTCTTAGGGGAAAGACCGTCGCTATTGTTGCGATGGGAGCGAGTAACTCTGACTTTATTAAACAGTGCGCTTTCAAAGGCTCACAAACACAGGTAGCAGACGAGGTCTGGGCCATTAACAGCATGGCCGGTGTTATTCAGCACGACCGTGTCTTTATGATGGACCCTGTAGCAAGGTTTTTCGATACGGACCTTGCTGGACCCATGACCCCCGGCATGAGGGACTGGCTACCTCGTCACCCCGGTCCTATCTATACGGTGGCTTTGGATGAGCGGGCTCCGGGCCTTGCTCTCTATCCCATCGTTGATGTCGTTGCGAAGATAGGTATCCCCTACTTCAACAATACGGCTGCTTATGCCATTGGCTACGCAATTGCTAGCGAAGTTAAGAAAATTGAGCTTTATGGCATTGACTTCTCGTACCCAGACGACAGGCACGGGGCTGAGGCTGGAAGGGCTTGTTGTGAGTTCCTCTGTGGGATGGCAGTAAGGTCGTTCGGGATTGAGATTCAGGTGTCTCCGTCTAGCACTTTTTTGGACGTTAGCTCGTCTGACGAAGACAGACTTTACGGATATAGGGATCTGCCGTTATATAATTACGGAAAAAAGGTCAAGATGGACTATAATGCCGAGACAAACGTCTGGTCTGTAGTTGAAGTGGAGCCGCCAAAAGATGGCGTATGCCAAGGGTAAATACTCGTATGTAACGAGTGATCGTAGCGGGTTTCGCTACCACAAGAGGGACGTTCGTAAGGAATGGAACGGCCTTGTGGTGGGCAGGGATGAGTACGACTCTAAGCACCCACAACTCACTCCCCCCAAGTTTTTTGCTGACCCGGAGGCCATCAGAAACGCAAGAAACGACAGGACTGAGCCGCCGGTCGAGGTTCTGCTCAACAACGACCCCTTCCTTAGCTCAACACCGGGTTCCGGCTCGATTACAGTAACAGAGGTTTCTAACGGACGGAGCACTGGGGACACTGTCGTGTTTAGGAATTGCGAGCCATTTGATGGCTTTACGTCTGCTGTTTTGCAGAATAGCTCAGGATATTCTATTACGGTTGTTACCGATGACACCTACGCATTCACGGCTTCGGGTGGAACGGCGACTGTTGGATCTAAAAATGGCGGCGGGTCAATAGCCTCTGCTGGCCCGGTTACTGTGGAGGCGTAAATGTCTTGGACGCTAGCAACGCTAAAAACGGCAGTTCAGAATTACACTGAGAACGATGAGACAACCTTTGTCAGCAGCCTAAATACGTTTATTTTGATGGCTGAAGAGAGGCTTCTCAAAGAAGTCCAGTTTGACGTTTTTCGCAAGAACGTGTCCGGCAAGGTAAGCATCAACAACAAGTTTTTGACGAAACCTACGGACTTCATGGCGGTTTTTTCTTTAGCCTTGAAAAATGGGTCAGATACGATAGCAGGAACAGACATCACTGGTTACGTTCCTCTCTTGCAAAAGCACCCAACTTATATTGCTGACTACAACCCGACTGATAGCGATACAGGGGTGCCGAAATACTACGCATCTTTTGATGACGGAACATTTGTTCTTGGGCCTACGCCAAACGACAATTACGCATCGGAAATGCACTATTTTTATCGGCCAAACAGTCTAACGGTTGGCGGCGATAGCGGGACAACGTGGCTGAGCATAAACGCCCCACTTGCATTGCTTTACAGCACTCTTGTCGAGGCTTACACCTTTATGAAGGGGGAGCCTCCGATCATTCAACTTTACAACGAACGCTACATTGAAGCCCTGGGTAGGCTTAAAAACATGGCAGAAGGGCTTGATAGGCAAGATCAGTATAGGTATGGCTCGTTGAGACAGGCCGTTAGTTAATGTTTGTCGCTGATGTTGGCAATGTGACTGTCGCTACGACTAACCATAGGGCTCACTCTGCTGAAGAGTTGGCTGGAATGGCTGTGCGTAAGATCATTTACGTTGGAGATGACTTGCCAAATGAGATCAGTTCTCAAGCAGAAACCTACAAAAAAAAGTTATTCCAAGTTATTCTGGGTTATATTACTCTATCTAGAAGGTCTGAGAGGGAAGACATCGTTAGAGCCCTTGAAAGGGCTGGTATGTCTGAGGCCGTAATGCTGATTAGGAGCTTATAATGGCTATTGCAACCGCGATGTGTACCTCCTTTAAGAAGGAACTTCTTGAGGGCGTTCATAATTTTACGACCGGGGGCAACGCTTTTAAGCTGGCTCTTTACACCACGGCGGCCACCCTGGGCGCGACTACTACCGCTTATGCGACTGGCCTTGCGGGGCAAGTTACCAGCACGAACTACACTGCCGGAGGAGCGGCCTTAGTCAAAACAACGGGCTTTCCGAAGTCTACGGGTACAACCGCAATTACTGACTTTGTTAACCTTACGTTCAGTAATGTCACTATCGCAGCGCGTGGCTGCTTAATCTACAACGACACCAACGCCGACAAGGCCGTTGCTAGCATTGACTTTGGCGGCGTAAAGTCCTCAACGTCTGGCGACTTTACCGTTCAGTTTCCAACCGCAAATGCTGCTGGCGCGATTATTAGAATCGCTTAATGGGTTAATCCATGGCGAGCGTAACAGGTTGGGGTAGGTCTACCTGGGGTTCGGGCGCTTGGGGCGAGTCCGTACCTGTTGAACTGACCGGGGTTTCAGCGACTGGCGCAATAGGCGCAGTCTCTACAGCCGGAAGTGCCCTTCAAGCTGTTTCTGGCGTTTCCGCTACAGGCGCTATCGGGTCTGTCGTTGCAAGCATCAGCAAGTCTGCTGTTGCAACGGGCGTATCTGCGACTGGATCTGTCGCATCTGTCTCTATTTCGTTGTCAACGATAGTAAGCCTGTCTGGTGTTGGAGCCTCTGGATCTGTCTCTTCGGTTTCTGTGGCCGTAGGCATTGACGCAGCGGCGACCGGGGTTGGTGCGACATCGGGTGTTGGCTCTGTAGCTACGGGAGCTTTCGCTGACGCAACAGCCTCTTCTGTATCGGCTACAGCAACCGTTTCTCAACTACAGCTTGTCTCTGGAGGGGCTAGTGCCTCAACGTCCGGGGTCCAAGGTACTTCTGGAGTTGGCGCGGCCCAGTCAGCAGTATCTAAGCAGGTTTCAGTTTCTGGCGTGTCCGCAACGTCAGGCTTGGGAGCAGTAACCGTAAAGTTTAGTTCTTTAATAACACTAGAATCTGTCGCTGGAATTGCGTCCGTAGGTAGTGTTAATATATGGGGGCTTGTAGACGACGCCCAAACGCCTGGGTGGCAGTCTATTACCGATTCTCAGACGCCTGGGTGGCAGTCTGTGGCAGATTCTCAAAGCCCTGGTTGGACAGCTATCGCTGCATAGGAAGAAATAAAATGCCTAGCTCATACGTAAACAATCTTCGCCTTCAGGAAATAGCCACCGGGGAGCAATCAGGAACCTGGGGGAACACTACTAACACAAACCTTGAGTTGGTTGGTCAGGCGCTAGGCTATGGGACGAGAGCCATCGCCAATGCCTCAACTGACAACATAACAATCGCAGATGGCACCTCTGATGCAGATCGCAGCATGTACCTGAAGCTGACTGGTGGCGGTCAGGCTTGCACAATCACCCTGCTTCCTAACACTAGCTCCAAAATGTGGATCATGGAGAATGCGACAAGCTACACCCTGACATTTTCACAAGGGTCAGGTGCCAATGTCGCAGTCAAGGCTGGTCAAACAAAAATGATTTTTGCTGATGGTCTCGGCTCTGGGGCTGTCGTTTACGAGTTTGGCACCATTGCCGTACAGAACATTCAAGCAGACGGCACAGTTACCGTAGGGATCAATGACACGGGGTATGATGTAGTTTTCTTCGGGGCGACCAGCGGCAAAAAACTGTTCTGGGACCAGTCCGAGGACACACTGAATGTGGTGGGCACGGCAGCATTTCAAGACGGCGCTGCCGCAACGCCTTCTATCACTAATACTGGTGACCTAAATACCGGCTTCTATTTTCCTGCGGCAGACACTGTGGGTGTTACCCTGGCTGGGGCGCTGGACTTCCAGTTTGAGGCGAACGACTTCACGGCTTTATCTGGCTCAGTAATCTCCACTAATACCATCGCAGAAACAACTAGTGGGTCTGGCGTCACAGTTGACGGCCTTCTGATCAAAGACGGGGGGCTTTCTGATCTTGTTCTCCCCGCAGTCAGCGGCATCGTCGAAGCCAACGCCAACTTCATTGACATGTGCCTCGTCGGTCCAAGCGTGGACGGCAAATCGTGGAACGGCCATTTCAGCAACGGGGCAGTTTGGACCTCGCTGATGCTCGCCACCGTCGAGACATCGGGTTCCGACGCTCAGGTGAACATCTGGGATTTGACGGGCGGCACCCTTGCCAGCGCAACGCCGTTGGCAACGCTCACACTTAGCGGTGCAACGCCCACCAGCATCGCGGCCTCGATGGGCTACCTGATCGTGGGCACATCTGACCAAGGCATGCACATCGTTGACCCACATGGCGGCGCTTGGGCCGAGCGCACGGACGGCTGGCCTCGCAGCCTCACCACCAGCGGCGCTCCGGTTTTGGTTAACGTAAATATCTCTCATGTAGCTGCCGGTATGTCTGCGGGATGTGGTTTTGATCCACGAACTGGCGGCAAGATACCAAACTTTGCAGTCGGTTACGGCGCTGGTGGAACAGCAGCCTCTCTAATAAAGCACGACGGCAACGTCTATGACGAATCTGCTTACACCTCCACTGCTAGCAGTCCGGTTGCAATTAGCGCTGGAATGATTTTCCTATGGCGCGACGACGTCGAGCGGTTTGAAGGCACGAGGATCGACTTAATTACCGCTGACTTCTCACCAGCCGGTGGTCATTTCGATCCAAACCTCTACCCAACGGTCGGCGTCGTTCACGATGCTGCACCTACACCGGACGGCCACCTTCTCTGTTTTGCTGAAGGCTTTCACCAGAGCTTCGGCCTGTTCCCCGGCGTGAACCCCGGAAGTCAGAGGCCTAGTTCATTGCAGTGGTTCGTCAATCGCACCTATACGACTGGTTTGGTTGGTAACGACCAGAAATTAGTGGTGCTTGCCAACAGTGTCACTGCTGATCGGTCGGGCAAGTCCAACACGCTTACACAGAACGGGACTGTACCAGCCGCTGCCGTAGCGAGTGGGGCAGAATTGACTGGGTATGGGCCGTTTTCGACCAGCAATTATCTGTCGAGGGCTAGTGATGCCGATTGGGATGTGGTCGGCACCGGATCATATTCCATTAGTCTCTGGTTCAACGCATCAGGCTCTGGCAGCGGAACCGAGTGGTTGGCAGGATTTGGAAATAGCGGCAACTCCCTCCGGTTCTGCGTGTTTATGCAGGCGGACGGCAACTTAAACTGCTCGGAAACCGGGGCGACGGCTGCGGTCGAGACGCTGCCGGGTGGTGTGAATGACGACGGCGTCTGGCACCGGATCGACTTTGTTAGAGTTTCGTCGACAGAGCGACATGTGCATTTGGACGGCGTATTGAGAAGTTCCTCGACGACAGATGCCGGTTCTTTAACTTCCAGCGGAAACATGTTGCTTCGCATTGGTCTTGGGCCTGATGGTAGCAGTTTCGCGGCTGCTAGTACCAAAGTCTCGTTAGTTCGGTTTACCGCCACCGCCTTAACCGCCACTCAAGTCCGCCGGTCATACGAAGCCGAGGCCCCGATGTTCGAGGCCAACGCCAAGTGCTTGCTTCAGAGCGGCAGCACCGACGCGGTGCTAGACGCCGAAATTGATCCACTTAGTGGTAAAGTCATCGT